AGTTCGTGCCATGAAAAATCCATCTTGCTTTGGAATAAAAGCTACTTGAGTGAATGGAGCCATTAACGAATATTCGTTATCTATAAATTTATATCTATAACTAAATCTAACAAACTTATCTTCTAAATAACTACTATCGCCACCCCAATTAGCATCATACGTAGGATTAGGTGGACCTGGTGAAACTCGACCAACATTTTGTGGATAATACTCAGTCGTTCTATCACGCATACTACATTGAGCAACACCAGTAGCTGTTTCATCGTGCAGATAAATAGGTTGCCAAGGCATATAACTTGATACGCTCCAATGATCCTCTGTATTATAAAAACCAGCAGAAACCCCTTGTACAAAAGGTTCTTCTATAGCTCTATTAATATTTATTCTTGGTTGATTTCTATTGTCAGTCCAAAATAATAAATCTTCTATTATATTAACATTTAATATAGGACTATTTTTGGAAAAATTTAAAAACTTACTATTTATTAATTGAGTTAATTCTTTTGTTTTTAAGTTAAACAAAGCTAAAATACAAGTTGATCTATCCTGTAGAGTTGTAGTAAAAGGAGTACCGGCGGGATCTTTAGGTCTACTAAATGATTCTTCTGGTTTATCTCCTGAAGAGTCCATAAAGTTTGTTAAAAAACAAAAAACTCTATCATTTACTTCATCAAAGAATAAACCTATAATTTCTAAACCTTGAAGCACTGGAGTTAAGCTTGCAATTTCAGGAGCATTATAATGTGTTTCTAAACCACCAGTCGTAATTGGCTGTACACTAGCTATAATACTTTGTGATAAAGGTATATTACCTAAAACATTTTCTAACGCGCCTACGTCAGCACCTTCTGACTTACTTATTTGAGCATTTTGGGCATCTCTATATTCACCGTTTGGTATAAGTCGATCGTCCAAGTCTTTATTCATCTTGGACTTTATAAATGTATTTTTAACTCCTGCCATTATTAGTGTTTAATCCATTTAGATTTACCTCGCATTTGTTGTATAAACGTATCAAGTTTTATTTCCGATAATCTTATTTTAGCATTTCTTAACGCTGCGCGTCTTTCTTTTTTATATCTATTAACTACGTATTCAGGTATATTAGAAGTTACAGATATCAACGCGTGAAGTATATGCATATATATAGCTTGCTCTGCCATTTTTGGTATTCTCATATCTTCAGCATAAGCTAATCCATCTGATATATATTCTAATATTATCAATTGATCTTTTAAATCACTACTAAACATAAACTTACCTTCACGATCATTTATAGTAAACCAACCGTTCATGTTAGCAACTGTTGTGTCCTGACCATATCTTTGAC